ACTGTGCCACTGGAGCCAGTAGCTGCCTCCAGGAGTCTTCTTCAGCCAACTCCATCGCAGCTCGCCCAACACGTCCAAAAGATGGGGACAAGGCACTGGGTTGTGTGAGACAATAGGCACCACATGCCACTGGCTGTAGTCCGCTTCCAGGTCTCGGTTAACCCGCTGCACGCAAGTCCACTGTGTTCACCACAGCCCCACCATCCAATCCCGCATCCAGCACCTGCCCCTTGCTGAACAGCATGTCTGCCATCATCTCTTCGATAGTATTTTCAGCCACCAAGTTGAAAATCGTAACCTGGTCGCTAGTTTGACCAATGCGGTGCACACGGTCTGCACACTGCTGAATTTCTCCAGGGCTCCACGGCGTCTGCACAAACGCCACCGCATTTGCAGCCGTAAGGGTAAGGCCAAAACCACCAGCAGAGATGCTAACCAAAATCACTCGGGTCTTGGGATCATTCTGAAAAGCCTCAACAGCCTGTGCACGCTCTTCGTTGCTGACCCCACCGTAGATAACTCCAACCTTTCCGCCCCACTCCTGGTCTGCAGCTAGCGCACCTTGGATATGGTCAATCACCGCCCGGTTGTGGGCAAACACCACCAGCTTCTCGCCGTTTTCAGTATAATCTCGAATCCACTCTACAGTGCTGGCGAGCTTGCTGAGCGCAGCCACCTCACGCAGCTTCTGCATCGCAACAATGCGCTCATCGCTCTTGGGAGCATTGCTGCCCAAGCGGATCATAGTCTCAAGGCCAGCTTTCCAATCAATTCCCTTGAAGGCTCGCTCTACGCTGTCATACTCCGCACGGTCAAACTCCAGTGGGATAACCTGATACACCTTGGGCGGCAGCTCCTTCAGCACGTCCCGCTTCAAGCGACGCAGCATGAGGTGGCTTGTCAGCAGCTGGTGCAGTTCATCCATGTTCGAGCTGCCACCGAAGTTCCAACCATGCCCGTTATTCACCGGGTTGCAGAAGCGCCATGCGAACTTGTTCCAAGTGCTGAACTGCGGCACATAGCTGGCCAAGCTCCTGACAGTGCTCCACAGCTCTGCCGGCCTGTTTACCATTGGAGTGCCTGAAATCAGAACCACACGCGGCACAGGCTTGCTGACCTTGTGAGTCTTGCGCACACCGCCCTTGAGCTTTTCCTCCACCTCACCAGTAGCTAGCCGCATGTAAGCCTGTGTGCGCTTGGCACTGGGATTCTTGATCTTGTGGCTCTCATCCACCGCCATGAACTTGAGATTCAATGCCTCGATGTCGTCGAGGTTGCTACTGAGGATGTCGTAGTTCACAAGGTAGATGTCGCAACCGGCTGTGGGCCGCTTGCTGTAGATGACATTGGGATGCCGAGCAGCTCGCTCAGCAGTGGCACGCTTGCTGTAGGAAGTGCCCACCACATTGATTTGGTACCGAGTGCCAGTCATCGCGATGATTTCATTCCGCCAATTCAACTTAAGAGTATTGGGCAGCACTACCATCATAGGAAACAGCTGATTCTTGTGGGCGTAGGCCATAACCTCAACGGTCTTTCCCAGTCCCTGTTCTTCAGCCAACAGTCCAACTCCCAGCTGGCTCTCCAACCACGCAACAGCCTCTGCCTGGTAAGGCTTCAGCTTGAAGTTGAAACCTTCCAGCTGGGTGACCCGAGGGATGCTGTTCAAGAAAGCTTCAACTCGGGGATCAACCTTGAGGTTGTGCTTGGTGCTGAGTCGCAGCACCTTGCGAGCATTCTCAATCGAGGCTGGAACAGTCAACATGTAAGCTCTCCTTCCTACCCCTGCATTGTAGCAGGTTTGAAGGGATGGTCAATCCTAAATCTAGAGATTCACATGATGAGTGATGAGAATCTGCTGGCGCTGATGAGGGTTGAGATATAGTTGGGCAAAGTAAGTGGCCTTGTGTCCACGCTGGGTCATCATCTCAACCAAGCGCCGGCTTTCGTGCTCACTGAGCTTGTCGGCCAAAATTGTGCACACACCGTTGTCGTCTTGACGGATCACTAGGTAGCTGCTCATGCTCGTAGACTCTCCTCCACACTCATCAACTCTTCGAAGTCAACTGCTTCGCTGTAGTAGCCGTTGCTCTCACCCAACCACCGCAACGTAACACTGCCCTTGATGGAAGCCAGTTCGTAAAATGTCCAGGTCTCGTGCCCCCATTCCGTCTCTCCCCCACTCACACGCTCCTCAGCCACAAGAATCGTCGTACCAACGAGGTCACTGAGGTCGCCAATGATCTCTTCGATGACAACATTCTCACAGCAGTCTTGACAGTGCCACATACGCCATCGACGCCCGCACTCGCTGTAAAACATGAGCTGGTCTGGCTCGCGTTCACGCTCAATGTTGAGCAGAGTGATGCCCTTGAGATCTTCGATACCCATGCTCTACCTTTCCATTATCAACGCAAATTGTGTCAAGTCATCTTTGGTCCGGAACCAAAACCTCACACATGAGGAATTATGGAAGCTGATGGCATGCCATGACCATCGGCTGCTGCAACTCTCTGAATCAGGAGTGCCAAAAAGCTGTAGCCCCAGTGTTTGGTTTCTTTTCAAAGTAATATTGGGCACGTCTAAAACCTCAATCATGTAGGGTCACTGATCAGCGTCACGGGTTTTGAGCAGATTGAGAGGGAATTGAATTTGGTCTAGAGCTGTCAGCGTCAATGCATAGTATCCGGAAAATAATCTTCATCCTCATCCGCCATCAGCAGTTGCAGCTGGTAGAGGTCGCTGAACTCGGGCCAGATGCTGGTGCAACGCTGACAGATCTTGTCAGCCCATCCATTTCCCACCACAGGCGCGCAGGTCAGCACAGGGGTTTCGCATCGTCCACACCAGCGGCGGCCATCGTCGAAGGTGGCACCATGTGGGGTAGGCATCTCTCGAAATGCCTCTGCCAGTAGGTCTCTGTCAATCCAATCAGGCGTCAGTGTTGAGCTCATCTTCGATCTCCTTGAGAATGGCAGCGTTGTCAACCGACACAATCAGTGTGTCGCCTGCCAATGTCACATGCTGGCCGCCTGTCAGCATGAGATGAACTCGACTTTCTTCAGTCTTTTCTCGCACACGCTCCAAGTAAGTGGTGAAACGATCTTCCACCTCAAACTCAAACTTATCTGCAACATCCATGATGCTCCAGATGCTGCTTTCGTTCACAGGGCACAACCAAACCTTGCGGGAGGGCTCCCACTGTGCCCGATACTTTTCGCCCTTGTGCTCGCCTCGGACCATCTTCAGCGCAGCCACCAAGTCCGGATTGTAAGGGAAGTGGAACACCGCAGTCTTCTGTTCGCTGATGATACGCCGCGGATTGTGATGCCTGCCTTCGAGGTTGCCCACTGCTGCGTTGGGATCCAGTGGTGCAAGCTTGAACACTGGCTGTTCCAGGAACGCTTTCACAAAGTCCGTCCCACCAATTTGTCGGCGGTATTTGTTCACGAGCTTCAATGCAGCCTGCGCTTGCTTCAGCGTGAAGGGCCTACCTTGCTGAGCACGATTGGCCAAGCTGTGGCCAAACTCAGTGTCTGCACCAGAAAACCCTTGTTGGTCATGCTGCCTTGCACCGTCGCACACGCCTGCAAGAGAGCAGATCATGCCTTCCACCGTGTGCGGTGCAGCAGGTTCTACCTTCCAGTTGCTCATCTACTGTCTCCGTGCTCTACCCCGCCAATATAGCAGCTTTTGATGGCATGTCAACCAGCTATTGGTAACCCATGATCCAAAGGCTGTAGACACAAGCTGCACCGTAGAGGTATAGAGCCACTCGCTTCCAGCTCCACTTTCCAATGGAGGTGAAAAGATGATACCAAGTGTATAGCCCTGCCCCAAAAAGAACCATTTCGGGCAGGAAAAAACTCAACTCGATCAATTGGTTCATCGCATGCTCTTTGGATAGGAGCCCGCAAGGTGCTTCTCCAGCTTTTCATGGCTGATTTCTGGTAGCTCACGCATGACTCTGAGTTCGTTCATCAGTTTCAGCATGCGTTCTGAGGCCACTCTGTCCAGTGCACCAAACGTCATGAGGAAACCACTTGGAACTTTTGCACCAGGATTTTTCTCGTGAAAATTCTTCACCCACTGATCTCGAAACCGCAAGCGGGCAAAGATTTCAATATCATCCCTGGTTCGCAGTTCTTCAATTAGCTCTAAGTAGCTGAGATCCTGGGCGGATCTGACGGACAGAGACGGCTGAGTAAACCAACTTTTCATGAAGCCAAACATAGTTGCCTCTTTGCGGATTCAAGCGCACTATACAGAGAAGTGTTTAGATGTCAACCTAAAACTTCCAAGGCACGCTGTCACTGAACATGTGGAGAAAGATAGCTTGACGCACATAGAGACCATAGCGCATCTGCTTGAAGTACACGGCCCGGGGATCACTGTCCAAGCTGCTGGGCAGCTCGTCAACACGCGGCAAAGGGTGCATGATGATGCTGCTGCTCTTGGCCTGGCTCATGTGCTGAGGAGTGAGCTGATACTTGCCCATCGTGCTTTGTAGATTCGGCGCAATCCGCTCCTTCTGCACACGGGTAACATAGATCACATCCACCTTGTCCACACATTCGTCAATGCTGGTGTAAAGATTGTCTGTTTCCTCTGTGAGTTCTTGCGGCATCTCCAGACCTGGTGGACTCACCATGTGCAGTCTCACATCATATAGACGCAGTAACCTGGTGAGGCTGTGCACAGTTCGACCATGACGCAAGTCACCCATTAGGCACACGTCAATGGGACGAGTCAAGCCCACATGCCGCTGGATGGTATAGAGGTCTAGGAGAGCTTGTGTGGGATGCTCACCAACTCCATCGCCTGCATTGATGATAGGAACAGGACTTACAGCCGCAGCCCATTGAGCTGCCCCTTTTTCGGGATGGCGCAACACAATGCAGTCTGAATAGCTGGCCAAAGTGCGAATAGTGTCTTCTAGGTTCTCACCCTTGCTGACAGAGCTGAAGCTGACATCATTGATGGGGATGACAGCGCCACCTAGCCGCACCATGGCTGAATAAAAACTACTGCTGGTGCGTGTGCTGGGCTCGTAGAAGAGGTTAGTACATACCTTCCCTTGAGCTACTGGTTGGGTGAGGCCCAGTTCAATGCCTTTCACAGTTGTGAATAATGTGTGTATACTTGTGAGGTCAAACTGATCAATGCTCAGCAAGTGAGGAAGGGTCATATTGTAATGCTTTCGGTTTGAACATATGGTCCCTTACTGAATGAGTACCAATCAGGAGCCAAAGGCAAGGTGTTGGCTAAGGTAGTGGATCTAGCTCTTGTAAGGGCGTCATCTAAGGTGTTGAACAGCAATACGTGAATAAGAGTGGGCTCTAAACCACGCACTGCCTCCCAAATCTCCACACGATACTTCATCGCTTATTGATTACATGCCCAATAAGGTAACAGGCTTGATCTTGCGCCCACAACAGCTCAACTACTTTGCTGGGTTGGTTGGAGATCAAACACATGCCCACGCCCATATTGAACACAGAGTGCATTTCAGTGTCTGAGACATGCCCTGCGGTTTGTAGCCAACGAAATACTTCAGGCACCGGACAACCTCTGGTTTTTTCAAAATCAAGATCACTTGGCAACACACGCTTGAGATTGCTATACAGGCCTCCACCAGTGATGTGTGCAGCAGCCGTAAGTAGGCCTTTTGTGTGCAGTTCCAAAATTGTGCTGACATAAAGGGCAGTGGGAGTAGATAACACTTGACCAAAAGTTTTTGTAAGGTCCCAAGGCACAAGCGCATCAAGACTTGTGCCACTGTCGTGAAGGATTTTCCTCACGAGGCTGAACCCATTGCTGTGCACTCCGCTGCTAGGCAGAGCAATTACTGCATCACCTACAGAAACATTTTTAGGAAGCAGCCTGTTGCGCTCTACAGCACCCACAGCGAATCCAGCCAAATCAAAATCGCCTGGGCTGTAGACTCCTGGCATTTCTGCTGTTTCACCGCCCACTAGTGCACAACCAGATGTTCTGCAAGCTTCTGCAATGCCCTCAATGATATCAACATGCGTAGAGGGATCCAGCTTGTTCACAGCCAGATAGTCCAAGAAATAAAGTGGCGTTGCACCTGTTGTCACAAGATCATTCACACACATAGCAACTAGGTCTTGCCCCAAGCCTTGAAGGCGTGTGCCTGCCTCTTTGACAAGTGACAGCTTTGTTCCCACGCCATCAGTTGTGCTAACCAGCAGGGGGTCACGCATGCCCAAGCTGCCGATGTCAAACACTGCGCCAAAGCCGCCTATTGTGCTTAACACGCCCTTTCGGTGTGTGGATTGGGCCAAGGGCCTTATTTGGTCAACAAACTCTTCTCCAGCAGTTATGTTAACGCCAGCTTCTTGATATGTGCTCATGGGTCAAGTATGCGATCTTATCAAGCTTGCGTCAAACAGTTTGCCCCATGGGAACATATGCCAAGATGCTTACACTAGCCTCCTTGGCAGCTTGCGCTCGGTGGTTGCCGTCAACAACACTGCCATTTGGTCCCATAATCACAGGGTCCACTTGCTCTCCACGCTCTAGTTTGATGGTTAGCTTTTTCACAATCTCATCGTCAATATCAATTACCCGATTAAAAGGATCATCTGGCACCACATCACCATAGTGATCTGGAAAGTCTTGCGGGTTGATCATTTTTATGCCCCAGTCTTGACTTTTGATCCAGTTGACCATAGCAGGATTAGTGGGCTCTTCGTGATGCATGCTTTTGTAGAGAGTCAGCATTTCGCTACCAGTTATGCTTTCAGTTAACTGAATTTTTGGCGACAAAAAATCACTTGCTCTCACTGACCCATCCTTTGTTTGTTCTCCTATTTACTCACAAGAAAGCGGCTGGGTTTACGGGTTCATCACCCCACCAGCCGCTTTCTTGGTGTCAAACTGGGTTTACGGGTTCGTCACCCCACCAGTTCCATATTCCTCTGCTTACTCCCCCGCCAGCTCACGCTCCACATCCACCCCAAACTCCTGGTCAACCGCCCCCATCAGCTGGTTGATGCCCTGCTGCTTAGCAGCCTCTTGAGCCGCACGCTCAGCAGCACGCTTCTCCCGCTTGCGAGCAGCGTCCCGGGCCCGCTTGGCAGCCAGCTTGCTCATGCTGTTGGTCTGCATCTCGGCCCAATCCTTGGCAGCCTTCTGAGCAGCAGCTTCCCGCTCAGCAGCCAGGATGGCCTCAATCTTCTTCTTGAGATTCTTGGCCGGCACCACAGCGTCCACGCCCTGGCTGCGCATCCAAGCCACAGCATCAGCCTTGGTCATGGGCTGCGGGAGGGTCTTGAACTGCACCTCAGTGTGCCCTTCGCGTGCCAGCACAGTCTCACGGTGCTTGATGCTGCCGTTGCTAACGCGGAAGGTCAGCACGCCCTGGAAGCGGCTAATACCAATGATGTTGAACTGCTTGGTGTTCATCGTGTAGCATCCTCTGTTTCGTTGCCTACAACCGCATAATAGCATCACCATCTCAGCTGTCTACCGGTTTTTCCAGCGAAATGCCTTTTTCTCCCACTATTTTTTTGTCGCAGAGTTGCTGGGAAACCAAGGACAATGCCTGGGGATAGATTAGGTGTTCTTGCACCAATACCCTAAGACTCAAATCAGATTCTGTATCTCCAGGCTCTACAGGAACCTTGGCTTGTAGGATAATAGGACCAGCATCCAACACTTTTGTAACATAGTGTACCGTGCAACCGTGTTCTTGATCCCCTGCTGCCAAAGCCCTTTGGTGAGTGTGTAATCCAGGATATTTGGGCAACAAGCTGGGATGAATATTGATAATTCGTTGACTCCATTGTTCAACAAACCACGGAGTCAAAACCCGCATGTAGCCAGCCAGCGCAACTAGCTCAATCTTTTGTTCCACCAAAAGTTGGTGAATAGCCCCCTCTTGACCTTCCCTATCTTTTTTGTACGCACTGTTGGGAAAGATTGCCGATTGCACGCCATGATCTTGTGCTAGTTTCAATCCGCCCGCATCCTCATTGTTACTAACCACCAATTGAATTTGAAAGGGGCAATGGGGATCATTTTGTGCCTTGAGAAGGCTCAAGAGATTGCTGCCTCGTCCACTTATAAAAACTGCGGTTGTTACCTTAGGCATTGGTCAGCACCTGTTGGAAATAGGCTATAGTTTTTTGTAGTCCTTGCTCAAGAGGGATTTTTGGCTCCCAACCCAGTATGCTTGTTGCTCTAGTAATGTCAGCTTGACGCTGTTGTGGATCATCTACAGGCAACGGTAAATTTAAAATCCGGCTAGTGGACCCTGTGAGGCGTTGGATTTGCTCTGCAAGGCTCCTGACTGTTACCTCATGAGGATTGCCTAAATTCACAGGTTGTGAGCCAGAAGATGTGGACTCCATCAATGTCAAAATGCCATCAATTAGGTCATCAACATAACAGAAGCTACGTGTTTGGGTGCCTTCACCATACACACTCAAAGGCAGCCCTTGTAACGCCTGCACAATAAAATTACTAACTACTCTCCCATCATCAACACTCATGCGCGGTCCGTAGGTGTTGAAGATCCTAGCCACCCGAACGTCAACATTGTGTTGCCGGTTATAGTCCATAAAAAGTGTTTCAGCAGCACGTTTGCCTTCATCGTAACAGGCACGCGGGCCCAGAGGATTTACATTGCCCCAGTAGGATTCTGGTTGCGGATGAACAAAAGGATCGCCATAAATTTCGCTAGTGCTGGCTTGAAAGATCTTTGCTTTTGTGCGTTTGGCCAAGCCTAATAGATTATAAGATCCCATAAAACTGGTTTTCATGGTTTGAATAGGATCTTTTTGATAACTTTTGGGACTTGCTGGACAGGCCATATTGTAGATTTCATCTACCTCCACATATAAGGGCACACAGACGTCATGACGTATGACCTCAAAATTGGCATTGCTTAACAAATGCTGTATGTTGGATTTTGATCCAGTAAAATAGTTGTCCACACACAGCACATGGTGTCCTCGGGCCACAAGTCTTTCACACAAGTGGCTGCCTAAAAACCCAGCCCCACCAGTTACAAGTATTTTCTTCATTCATGTTTCTCCTGCCTTGAGTATAGCAGGAGTCTTGATCAAGACCTAAAAATTATGAGTCTATGCGACAATATACTGGCCGCACATCAGCCCCTGCTGGAATGGTATAGAGTTGACTTAGGATGTGGATCATCCCCAACACCCTCCGTTGATCGTTCCTACAGTGCACGTTCTCGCGGCATCGTTGGGGATTGTTCTCAAAAAAGATCCATTCTATGGGCCGGTTATACCAACCCGTCAGCAAAGTCTCTGCACGTACCCTGGTGCTCTCTCTACAGAAGTGAGGATCGGCGATAATGAGATGGTCAAGATGGAATACAGCATGCACTCCTGGCAATTGTCCCAGCTCGGTTATGTCATCTACAGCCCATGCTCTGAGCGGTGGGTATTGGGCACTTATCTCATCCATGAGATGAGTTTTGCCACTGCCAGGCAGTCCAGCGATGCAGGTGATCAGCACTTCCAAACTTCCTGGCACAACCACTTGTAGAGGTCCTTGAAGGATACAACCTTCTTGCCACGTGTGGTGTGGTTGCCATAATACTCGTAGTCAGTGTAGCTGTCTCGATAAGGAACCTCTGCAAGTAGCTGGCGATACTGCCGAGCAGTGAGATCTGGGCACACCTCATCCAAGAATTGATCCAGCAGTTCAAGAGAGGGCTCAGGCTCACTGCTCACACTGTGCTCAGCACTGTCCCCCCAACAGTTGCCCCCTG